AGAATGGAACGGCTGGTATCGACGCATCCTGCTCAAGGACATGCGCTGTGGTGCCACTGAAGGTACCATCAATCGTGTGACCGCCAAGAAGTTTCCTAAGTTTTCTATTCCGCTGTTTGAATGCCAGCTGGCACATGACGGTGCCAACCACGAAAGCAAGGTAACCGGCAACAAGCTGATTGAAGTCAAGCTGGACGGAGTGCGTGTGCTCACTGTGGTTTACCCAGATGGTCGCGTTGATCAGTACAGCCGCAACGGCAAAGAGCTGGTTAACTTTCCGCATATCAAGGCACAATTTGCCAGCATTGCTGGTTCACTCAGTGAACCCACTGTGTTTGACGGAGAGGTCATGTCTAGCTCATTCCAGGACCTCATGCGGCAGGTACATCGCAAAAGCGATGTCAATGCACAGGATGCTGTTCTATACTTGTTTGATTGGTTGCCTTTGACTGATTTCCAAGCAGGAAAAAGTGAAGTAGCTCAGTTAAATCGTAGCAACATGCTGAAGGGTTTCATTGATGCATTTGCAATGGCCAATGTTCGTACACTGGGATATGAACATGTCAATTTGTCCAGCAAGGAAGGCGTTGCACGTTTTCGTGAGATCAATGTCAAGGCCATTGCCGACGGATACGAAGGAATCATGATCAAGGATCCTGCGGCTCACTACGAATGCAAACGCAGTGTGGCATGGCTCAAGCAAAAGCCTTTTATCGAAGTCAGCCTCAAGGTGATAGATATAGAAGAAGGTACCGGCAAGAACGTAGGACGACTTGGAGCACTGGTGCTAGAAGGTGAAGACGATGGGAAAACAATCAAAACTAATTGTGGTAGCGGATTTAGCGATGACCTACGTGACGCTGTCTGGACTGATCGTACTAAGGTACTGGGTCATTTAGTAGAGGTACGTGCCGATGCAGTGACTCAAAATCAAGACGGTTCTTACAGCCTGCGCTTTCCACGGTTCAAGGGCTTCCGCGGTTTTGAAGCAGGAGAAAAGATCTAATTTGGCATACAACAATACCAGCAAGTGGTGGAATTTTGAAAGAGATGTACCACTAAAATTAAAGATCCGTGAGCACTCAATTCCTCCCTTCCAAGGGAGGTTCGTGCATGTGCTGACTATTATAGCAATGGATATGGATGAACCACATGAAGTTATATCACATGGCATTCACTCGTCTTGGATTGGAGAATTTATTAGAAGCGAGGATGTTGTAGAGGTAATGATAGCCTCACATCGTGATCCATTCACTCTCGACCGCCGTGTACGTATTGCGCTGTTCTTAACACGAGAGCAGGAGTTCATATTGCGTTTACAGCATTCACATGAACTACCTGATCCTCACAGTATCTGATCAACCGCCGCCCTGCCCGAGCAATCGTTTAGCGGCATCCGCTACAGCTGGACGAGTATCTCCAGCATAGATTCTCAACAAACGACTTGCTTGGTTTTGTGTGATTTGGTTTGGCGTTGCACGTGGACTATTACCGTGTGTGGCAAAATTATATCCTCGATTGCCGTTTACGCCGCCTGGAGACTTCAATGCTCCGCCAAGTGCTCGAATTCCTTCGAGTGTTTTCTCTTCTCGTATTCTGGCAGAACCTTTGCTAACAATCTGGAATGGATAACAGCCGTTCACGATCAGCTGTGCTTCTAGTGCTCTTCTATGGCGGTCACCGCCGTGTCCTTGGATTGCTTGTGCTACTTTGGCCCAATTGCCTGCAGATATCAACTGTTTAAGATCTTGTCCATTCGCAGTAGTACGATTTTGTCCGTTCTGATACAAGAAACTGCATATACCATTGAACACATTTTGTGGTATTGGTCGGCCGCCGCTTAGACGATTTACACCTGCTTCGTATGTGCTCTTGTAACGCTGTAGTCCTGCCCATGCTTCTGCTTCGGTGATGCCGCCCTGACCTTCGTCGTGTCCTTTTGCAACAAAAGGTTCAGATTTCTCAGACATCAAACGACCATATCCAATGGATGCATATCCTTGAGTGCCATCTTTATATGGTGTGCCCCTGTATAACTCAAAACAACAGATCATCAAGCAACCATATTCATCCAGCGAAGTGGCCGGAGTAGACGGGCCTTTTTCACAGCTCTTGTCGTCCGACGGCCTAGGTGGCACTGACTCAGTTTTGTTGCCACCAGCGGATGGCTGTGTGGTTGATTCGCTTGTACCGCCCTCGGTACTGCCGCCAGTACGCACTGGATTTCCTTGGCCATCTTTGACCACATTGCCACTACCGTCGCGTAAAAATCCGCCACCGCTGGGTGGTTTGGCTCTAGAAATAGGAGGACTTGGATATTCACCATATCTATCTGGATTTGCCTGTGCCTGTGCCTTGGGATTTCCCAAGAACCCTGTGCTTGGCACACCCAGTACATTTGCAGTTGCACCGCCTAGCACACCAAGCACGCCCTGTGTGTCAATGCCAGTTGGTAGCTGTGCTGCCGAACCAAGTACACTGCCCAAGCTGCCGCTTTGTGCCTGTCCGCCAATTGCAGATACACCAGGTAAACCTGACATACTGCCCGGCAGGGTGGTTTGTTGACCAGGAGGCAATGCGCTGGCTGTGTTGTTTCCAACCTGTTGACCAGCTGTGTCTGGAATTCCCGACGCTGAAGTTTGATCTGAATCAAGACTTGGGTTTTTGTTTGTCCCGTCGCCACAACCAGCATGTCCGCCCCATGGTTCAGCTTCAGGCGCGGCGCTGGCAATGCTCTGTCGAAAACCAGTGTTCACCGAAAGATCATGCAGGGGTGGCTGTTTAGCTTCTTCTGCTTTGGGACCATTCATGTCGATTTTTTGTGCTGTTTCTTTATAGTTGCCCTTGACCAGCAAGTCAGCATTTTTCTCACTGTAGTGATACATGCTGCCGTGCGATGTGGCATGAAAATCCATTTTTGATTCCATGCGTATGTCTGCGGTCCTGCTTTTGATGTTGACATCATTGCCTTCAATATTGACTGCACCTTGTGCAACCAGATTGAGATCTTTACCTGAATGAATGTTTATACTGTCGGCGCCATATATGCTAACCGAGCCATCATTTGCAAGTTCTAACCAACTGTTTCCATCCTTGCTGATGATATAGACAAAGCCGCAACTGTCGCTCAACAATAGCTGTGCGCCATTACGTGTACGCAGACGTATTAAACGATTATTGCCGTCGGCGTCTCCATCGTCCATGACAAACTGTTGCTGACCTCGTGTTAACATACCATGCACACGACTTGGGCTTTCGCGCTGACTTGAACTGGTAGACGGACCGCGGTAAGGATCTCGGTCTAGTCCTTGCTTTTTGATTGCATCATCAAGTGTCCTGTGCCGCACTCTTTCTGTTGGTACATCAGTCTGGGTAGAATGATTGTGTTCTGTTACAGGACCTTCAACTATGTTTCCATTCTTGTCTTTGTATTTTCCTGTGCCAATGCCCGGCAATGAATGTATAAGGTTGTCCTGAAACAAGGATCCAACGATGACAGGTTGGTTGACATTGCCATCTAGAAATGCAACTGTGACTGTGCTTCCTATGTCTGGTGCAGGCGTAAATGTACCATATGCTTTCTGCACTTTTTCAAAATCTGTTTGGTTACCAGTGTTGGGTGTGACTCCACCGTGCGGTGACATTGGACGAGCTGTTAGCCAACTTTTTGAATCTGTTTCAAGACCACCAAATGCCGGAACGTGTATTTGCACACGATTTAATTTAAGAGCATCAATGTTGTTCATTACTTTGGCTGTGTAAAAACCAAATGCATTGTTGTTCTGTCCGCTGTTGCCATCGCGGAACGCTGGTGCTACTGTTCCTCTATCTGATGTGTTATTTGGTCTTGCCATGTGTGCTTCCTATATTATCTGATTGGGTTTGTTGTGGCGCTTTGTATGGCATCTATCATTGCTTTGCCAAACACATGCAGATCTCTTGTGCAACTGAGTTCTTGCTCAAATCGACCACCAACAAATCTATTTTTGCATTCCATGATATAATACACGCCCGACATTGCTCTGTTGGTTGGCGTGAGGCCAGCATCGTCTTGTGCAGCCAGATCCGCTGAATGAACTTCTACATATATGCGTTGTGCACCAAGGAAAAAGTTTGCACGAGATATTCTTTCTGTTGGGTTACCGGCAGCATTGGACAAACCAAGCTGTGCATATATGGGCTTGGCTGATCCAAACCAATAGGGATCTCCGCGTATGGTCATTTGTAGGCGCAAGAAATCTGGGCCAGTGTACGACATAGCATCATACACGTGTTGGAATTTCATGCGACGACGTTCGTCTGCTGACGGATCTTGTGACGCTGTGCCTTGATCCACGTTGCTGTTGTCATAACTGAAAATATGAGGGAAAACTACTTGACCTCCTGCCATGCCGCTGTCTGCTGACGAGTTCAATCTTCCACCTGTTGACTGTTGCTTCAATCCTGGAGCATCTTCCGCATATACCAACTTCCTGCCGGCGGCATTGGTTGGTGCATTTGGATTGACCGGTAGTGCGTTTGTTGGACGAGGTGCTTGACCTGGGCGACCAGTTGCGCCTGGACCTGGCGCAGTACCTGATCCCGGCGAATATTGCCTATGTAAATGTTCAGCAACAAACATGACAAATTCAGCTTTGAGATCAAACTTTAATATTTCGCTGTTCAATCCTGTATAGTAATAGTCATATTTTCTTCTAAGATGATTTATATAGGCTGCATTTTCCAGTCTAAGTTTTACAATTTCTTGATATTCTGCAGGAGGTATTTGATTCACTGGACCATAGAAGAAAGCATTGGTATCTGCGTCTGTCAAGAAAATATAGTAGTAAAATTCTCTCACATAATCGTTGGTTATGCTGTCCCACTTGTCTTGTAGCTGTACGTGACTGTCAATTCTATACATCTGCTTGATCTTTTTTAGATCTGCAGATGCTGTGCCTTGATCAACAACTCGCAATGGATCGCTCACTGTGCCGTCTTGGTTTAGCCCTAGTCGCATGGCATCTGTGTCTGCCATGGCATTGTCAATCACTTGCAATATCGTTGAGCCCTCGCGTGTGGCATTTAGTTGCCCGTTGCTGCCATCCATTGGACGTTGTGTTCGATCTCTATATTGCTGGTTGGCAGACTGACTGGCAAATTTGAAATGCGGACTAGATTCAATATAGGGTTCTAGTATAAATTTCCATTTGTTTGGAAACTCCTGATCGCCTTTTCCTACTTTTTTGGCTTCTTCCTCATTCAGCATGGTTTCAAGTTCTTTTATGAAGTCTTTGAAATGCCCGGCATGCTGGATGGTTTTTGTTGTCTGTAAAGTAACGTTCACATGTCGTAATGCATCGCCATCGGTGCCGGAGAATTGTAATTTGAATTCGCCGCCTTTTTCTGTCAGTCGAACTTCGGCTTTCATTATGGCAACAACATAAACACCTCGGTCTGGTTCAATCACAACCGATCCGTCATCCTTGTGACCTACGAATTCGATTTCCAGTAGATATCTTGCGTTGATGATACCGTTTTTTACGCCAAGTGTAGATGCGGAATCTACCATGGCATCCATGAACTTGAACCCACTTGGATCAATGATTGTCATGGTTCCGTTCACAATAAAGCTAGACCGAGCATTGGGTGTCAGTGAATAATTTTGTTTGAATTCCAGATCTGAAAAAATAAATCTGCTGGTGGTCGCTGATTCTGCCAGTGTGATTCCTCTACTGGGATCATATGAAAATGCTGATTCTGCATCCTTCATTGCTGTTAGACGCAGTCGATAATCAACACTGGTGTATTTGTTCAGCGTGTTTTGGTCAAAGGTTAACTTTGGAAAAAGTCTCTGTGTTGTTACTGGCATTAGGCAATCCTTTGAACTGATTGTGGGCTAGGAACCAATATCTGCAACCCAGCAACAAAGTCCCAAATTGGATCTTCTAGCACATCTCTATTGCACACAGCAAACACCCACCAGTACTTTGCACTTTGATAAAGATCATATGACAACTTGTCTGGTCGATTGTGATACTTGCGATCAATGATCAACTGCGATTGCTCGCTGTCTAAAACGATTGCTGGTGCATTGGTATAGTCAAGATAGCTTGACTTCATGTTTGTCTTGGCGTAAAAGCTACGTGAATCATATACAACTGCCATTAGATGTATCCTTTTTCAGCTAACTGTCCACCTGCAAATTTACCCAGAGTAAATTCATCTTTGATTGGACCAACTGCACGTTGAACCATTAGCTCAATGTCAACGGTGAACAATGTGGGTACAGCATGATACTGTCCGGCCACATTCAACTCTGCGTAATCCACGTCATCTGGTAGTGTGATATTGAAGCTTTTGACCACCACTGGTACATTTTCAAACATGTATCTTCCGTATGCTGTGAAACTAAGCACGGGTGGTGGTGCACCCCTCAATGGGTCGCCTGCGCCATATCGCATCTTGGTTATTGTGCGCAAGAAATGGATCACTGCCAAACTGTGTTTAGCCCATAGATCTGTTTGTGATGTAAATTTGGCCTGGATGCTGATATTTTGAATTTGAGAACGATTGAAAGCATGCGGCTGATAATTGGTATGCGTTAATTCCATTTCTGTATACATTGCTTCTGTTCCTGTTCGTATCACAGGAGTATACGGAAAATTTAATACCAGACTGTTTCCGCCGCCGGCAGCATTGCCACCCAGTCTACCTCTTACCCAGTCGGTCACTCCTTCGATCGTTTGAGAAACAGCGTTTGTGCCGTTTTCTCGTGGACCTGCGGTTCGTAAAAATCCCAGCAGAGGACTGTTAGCGGCTTCGGCTCCTAGCACTGTATTTGGATCTGCTCGCATTGCGAGTCTGGCGGTGGTAATAGGCATGATAAACTATTTAGTGCTTTGAAAAACCCAGCTTTATTGCATTTGGTATCTTAAAGAGGTTGACATCCACTAACTAAAAAAGTATACTGTTATACATGACAACTTCACCCACAAAAACAATATATCTATCAAACAAAGATCTGTTGAAAGAAATCCACCACAGCAAGATGACTTATTGCTGGGTAAAAAGTCCAGAGTACTATTACTATGATTTGATTATTGATGATCTTGCCAAGTTCCATAATCGCAAAAATGTGGCTTTTCCTAAGGGAGCAATCACCACAGCGAGAGAGAATCGTGCCAATAGGCAAGCGGCGCAAGCACTGGAAATAGCAGATCGAGAATGGCGCGAAACTGGGCAAAAAGGGCTAAAGCCAAAACTGGATCAGTTTTTGCCTGACGCCAAGAAAATACCCGTAGAAGAACTGGTGATACGCACATCCAGCTTTGATCATATTCCTGTTGAACCTGGTAGGAAAAACAAGCCCAAGATCACAGCTGACCTGCACTCTAAAGTAAATTTTCCGCCATTCAAACACTGGATCAAGATTGAGGACGAATGGATTGAGGTTGCTCGAAGTCACTGGAAAGGCGATCTCAAAAAAGGACAGTTCAGCGTTGGTCATGGCAAAGTGGTTGATAATCTTGCCAGGATGTATATCAAGCTGTGCGAACGATACAGCATGAGGTCAAACTGGCGCGGGTATACATACGTAGAAGAAATGAGAGGTCAGGCCCTGCTACAGCTCAGCCAAATTGGATTGCAATTTGATGAAAGCAAAAGTTCCAACCCATTTGCTTACTACACCGCGGCAATTACCAACAGCTTTACCCGTGTGCTCAACATGGAAAAGAAAAATCAAAATATCAGAGACGATCTCTTGCAAGATGCAGGACAGATGCCAAGCTGGTCACGTCAGTTGGAATATCAAGCACAACAAGTAGCCACAAGAGAGCGCAATGCTGCCTTGAGCGAAGGTGCAAAAGATGAGGAAGAAGTATAATATGGACATGCAACACTACAAGGACTTTGTTGAGCGCATCACTAGCCCACAAAGCAATAACCTACATGACTTTATTGGTCGTTGTAGAGAACTAGAAGAACAGACTTCTGCCGAAGGTGCGCCAGATCTCAATGTTCCGCTGTTTCTTACCGCGGCTATGGGAATTGGTAGCGAAGGCGGAGAGTTCCAAGAAATTGCCAAGAAGATTTTCTTCCAAGGCAAACCTTTTACGCACGATGTTGTGCATCACCTCAAGCGCGAACTGGGCGACATTATGTGGTACTGGGTCAATGCATGTCGTGCACTGGGCCTTAATCCAGACGAAGTGATTTACGAAAACATTGCCAAGCTAGAAGCACGTTACGGCGATGTGTTCAATGTTGCTGGCAGCGAACATCGCAAAGAAGGCGATCTTTAATAAAGGAGTATATCTTGCATCAAGAAAGTTTGAAGCATCATATTAAGCATCTTAAAGATGCACACAAGAAACTAGAAAACGAGTTGCTTGTGTTAGAAAAACAACATCTAAACGATACTCCACATGCGCATGAACTGAAAAAGAAGAAACTGTATATCAAGGATGAAATCTCGCGGTGTCTAAAGACACTAGAAACACTTCACTAACAGGAACACAATGGGTCAATTATTCAAGAAGGCAGCTTGCTTCACGGACATTCACTTTGGTATGCGCAGTAACAGTCGCACACACAACGACGACTGCGAAGCGTTTGTCAAATGGTTTGTAAAGGAAGCACAAGCAGCCGGTGCTGAGACTTGTATTTTTCTTGGTGACTGGCACAACAATAGATCAACAGTCAATGTGAGTACACTGAACTACACAGTGAGTAACCTTGAGTATCTCAGCAAGAGTTTTGATCGTGTGTTCTTTATCACTGGCAATCATGACTTGTTCTATAGAGAAAAGCGCGAGATCCACAGCTTGCCATTTGGCAAATACTTGCCCAACATCACCATGGTCAATGAAACAATAATCGAAGGAGACGTTGCCATTGTTCCGTGGTTGGTTGGAGAAGAATGGACCAACATGAAGAAGCTGGACAGCCGATATGTTTTTGGACATTTTGAGTTGCCCAGCTTCAAGATGAATGCCATGGTTGAAATGCCTGATCACGGCGGACTCAATGCAGGACATTTTCCAAACCAAGAACTTGTGTTCTCTGGACATTTCCACAAGCGTCAGCAAAAAGGCAATGTTGTGTACATGGGCAATCCATTCCCGCACAACTTTGCTGATGCTTGGGATGATGAGCGCGGCATGATGTTGCTGGACTGGGGTGGCAAGCCAGAGTACAAGAGCTGGCCAGATGCACCCAAGTTTCGCATTCTTACACTAGGAAATGTAGTTGATGATCCGGCCAAGGTGCTTGACAAAAACACCTTTGCTCGTATCAGCATTGACATTGATATCAGCTACGAAGAAGCACAGTTCCTTAAGAAAACATTCATGGAAGAATACGGTTGCAGAGATCTTACACTGATTCCTGCAAAGAAAGAAGAGCATGCCAAAGAATGGACTGCTGAGGATGTGAAATTTGAAAGCGTTGATCAAATCGTCATGACGCAATTAAATGCCATTGACTCGGATGTGATCGACAAGAAGATGTTGGTTGACATCTACAACGGTCTTACAGTATAATGCAGGACAATCAATGCTGACAATTAAAAATCTCACAGTAAAGAACTTCCTGTCTGTTGGTAATGTTACCCAAGCGGTAAATCTAGACCAGCATGGCCTCACCCTAGTCATTGGCCTTAACATGGACATGGGTGGTGAAGGCGCACGTAACGGTGTGGGCAAGACCACAATCGTCAATGCACTCAGCTATGCGCTATATGGCAATGCGCTCAGCAACATCCGCAAAGACAATCTTATCAACAAGACCAACGACAAGAACATGCTGGTCACTGTGGAGTTTGAAAAGAATGGCCACACCTATCGCATTGAACGTGGACGCAAGCCCAACATATTTCGTTTCGCAGTTGACGATGACGAAGTAAACGAAGCAGGCACAAACGAAGGACAGGGCGAAAACAAACTTACCCAGGAAGCAGTAGAGCGCATCCTGGGCATGAGCCACGAAATGTTCAAACACATCCTGGCGCTGAACACCTACAACGAACCTTTCCTTAGCATGAAGAACAATGATCAAAAAGAGATCATTGAAGAGCTTCTTGGTATCACACTGCTGAGTGAAAAAGCAGAGCTACTCAAAGAAGCCATGCGCCACACTAGAGATGGCATCAAAGAAGAAGAATTCCGAATCAGGGCACTGCAAGAAACCAATGCCAAGATCCAAGCATCAATTGAGGACATTGAACGTCGCAGTCGCATCTGGGTCAAGAAAAAAGATGAAGACATGGTTAAGCTGGTTGCTTCGATCAACGAACTTGAAACCATTGACATTGACCAAGAACTTGCAAACCATTCAGCACTGACTGCATGGAAAGAAAAAGAGCAAAAGATCAAGCGTTACACCAAGGACTTGGCAAATGCACAGGCCGCAGTAAAGCGTCTGAGCGGGCAGTTGGTAGAGTTAACTGGCGCATGCGATAAAGCAAAAGATCACAAGTGTCATGCTTGCGGACAGGGCTTGCATGATGACCAACAAACATCCATGATCTCCGAGCTGGAATCTGCAATGATGAGCGTGGCAGATGATCTAGAGCGTGAACATGCGCTGGAGCAGGAGGCCAAAACAAAGATTGAAGAATCTGGTGTTTTGGGCACAGCACCACATGTTCGGTACACCGACATAAATGATGCTGTGAACCACAAAAGTAGCTTGGAAAACCTAAAATCGCAATTGGTACAGCGTGATGCGGACACGGATCCATATCAGGATCAGATTGAAACATTGCGCAACAAAGCACTAGCAGAAGTTGACTGGAACCCAATCAACGTTCTTAACAAGAAACTTGAACACCAAGAGTTCTTGTATAAATTGCTTACTAACAAGGACTCATTTGTGCGACGTCGCATTATTGAGCAGAACTTGAGCTATTTGAATCACAGGTTGAATCACTATCTTACATTGCTACAGTTGCCACATGAGGTCAATTTCCAAAGCGACCTTACTGTTGGTATCAAGATGCTAGGACAAGAATTTGACTTTGATAACCTCAGCCGAGGAGAACGTAACCGACTCATTCTTGGATTGAGTTGGAGTTTCAGAGACGTGTTTGAGAGTTTGAATTTTCCTTGTAATTTGCTGTTCATCGACGAGCTTGTAGATTCAGGTATGGATCCAGTTGGCGTAGACGCCGCACTGGCCGTGCTCAAGAAGTTCAGCAGAGAATCAAAGAAGAATGTTTTCTTGATATCTCATAGAGATGAATTGATAACACGTGTGAACAACAGTTTGCAGGTTGTCAAAGAAAACGGATTTACCACGTTCTCGACGGATGTGGATATGGTGGAGGCATGAAAATGACCGAACAAACAAAAAGCAATCACGACATTATTGCAGAAGCATTTCAAACGTATCTCGACGAGAACGCTAAGTTCACTGGCAAGGGCGTCAAGGCGGCTGCAAGTCGCGCACGTAAGGCGCTAGGCGACATCCGCAAGGCAGCTGGTGAGCGCCGCAAGGAAATCATGGTAGAGAAAACTGCTATGACCGATAAGAAGGCCTGATAAACAGGTTCATGGCATAAATCAAAGTACACATGGCGTCGAAAAGCAAAAACAAAGGTAAGTCCTGGGAAAGAGATGTCGCAAATTTCTTGTCCGAACTGTATGGAGCATCGTTCATACGTGTTCCATCCAGCGGTGCATACGTGGGTGGCAAAAATGCTGTTCGCAAAGAATTCTTGCACGAAGGGCAGATACGCTCAATGAAGGGCGACATCACTCCCCCAAGTGACTGGAAGCATCTCAACATAGAATGCAAAAGCTATGCCGAGTTTCCGTTCCACCAGCTTTTCGCGTCAGGTAAGATAACACTCTTAGACAACTGGATAGACCAGACCATTGANGCTGCCGATGACAATGACCTTAACATTGTTATCATGAAGTTCAACAGAAAAGGCAGCTTCATTGCGTTTGAGTACAAGCACTTCCCTACATTTACAACACATAGGCATGTCCGTTACGACAGCGTAACACACGGACCATGGGCATTTACAGGCTTTGACGACTTTTGGCAATTGAACAAAGACGCAGTTAAAACCCTTTCTATCCCTTAAAACTCCCCACAGGCTCAACACTACCGATAGGCTGCGCAACGGCCGCATAACTAGTTGCCCTAGACCTGGACACACGTATCGCAGGGACGGAAATTGTGCGCGGTAGCACAGACTCAGCACCACTATCCTTTACAGGACGCGAGTCAAACGGTATGAAACTGGCTTGGTGTGAGAATGGTAAGACCAAAATGAGCAAGCTCTATTGACAATTATAACTTGCATGATCCCAAGACGATTCTATCGGGTGTCTTGGATTAGTCAGCGTCATTAAAGAAGATAGACGTAAAAAGGTACAGCATGACCGCCTTTGCCCTCTGGGTTGTTTCTGATAGATGTGGTATGGTACTCTGGAGAAAGTCCTTAGTCCAGCTTTTCACTTTGCCCTTAACAGGGCGAAGTGTGGCTGGAACCTCAGAGAAAATATCATCTTGTTTCACTAGTAAACAAAATAAATCTTAGAATCTAAAAAATAAAAATGATTCATGAACATATCACGAGCGATAGCGATGTGAATGTGAAATGAAGGCTGCGACAGCAGCCAAGTGTTAGAGGATACTTGAAATATAAGGCAAGCTCTGACTTACATGTATGTTTCTTTTTTGGTCTTGATACCAGCTAGCTTCATGTCTAGGTCTAGTTTGTCTTTGATGACTTCTGACAGGACTTGTCTTTCTTCCAGGCTCATGTTGATCACTTCGTTGTAACTGAGCCCACTGTACACTGCTAGTTGTTGTACATCTTTTATCAGGCTCCTGGCTTCAGTGCGATATTCGTCAACGTACTTCATCACCTGAGCATTGTCGGTGGTGCTCAGGAGCCTTGTGCGAAAAAACTTACTGGGTCCAGTGTGAATTCAATTTCAAACTTGCGATCACATCCTTCTTTGCCACAGCCAACTTCAACCTTTGTTTCTGCGCCACTTTGATTGATCAGTCTGATCTTGTCTTCGATTTTCTTGAACTCTGTGGTTTCCAGCTGACCCAACCACTCACTGATGAACTTGCGATCATTGATTTCATTACCATCTGGTGTGATCACTGCTATGATGACCTTTGATATGATTTCTTGTGCCAGCTCAATGTTGCGACCAGTTACTTCGTTGCTTACACGCAGTTTAAGTTCTTCGTCTTCGGAATCCATCACAGTTTGTAGCTTGCGCACGTTTTCAAACTGTATCATGCCCAGTCGATTTTGGTCAGCCAAGGTGCTGGGAGCCAATCTTACCAGCAGTTCGTTTGACAATTCAACTTCATTCACAGGGTCAATGCCTTTGATCCTCATCAAAAGATTGTCCACTCCAATGGAGTAAGTGCCTGACCATTCGTTGCATGGACAACTGGCAGTTATTTCCATCTTTTCACCATATGTGGCTTTGCGTATGGCCAGCAGTACAGCATCCACGTCTGGATTGGGCATTTCTTGTGGGTCCGCAATGTCAGGCACACAGCTCTTGATCAATTGAACAATAGCATCTCCGTTCAGCAAAGAGTCTGCATTTTTTACCAGCAGTTCGTCTTTTGCAGTCATTGGATATACCGCAATCTCACCGTCAACAGTTATCTTGGGCGGTGTCTTGTAGAACTTTCCTCCGCTGGGCAATGCCACATTGAGTCCTGGCTTTCTAAAATACTGTCCTAACGGATTGTTAGCTTGTGTCATGTGTTGATCCTCCGATTGCTTTTATTTAGCTGGGTTATAATGGGGGTATTTGCTCGTTCAAATACCACTTTTTCTTTTCGGTAAATAACAGACAACATTGGATGACTCTACATGGCATTACCACCGGATCCGGATCAACTCGCTAGCAAGATTGCCGCTTGGCCAAAATGGGCCACGGAAGAATCTATCAACAGCCTTTCAAGTGTCATGGGCACCAGGAATGCTGCCTTGTTGTCTGCTGTTAAAAAGACAAATGATCTGCTGTCCAAGCAACAGAGCACAGCCACAAAAGATCTGAGCAATCAAAAAGCAGTTATTGGACGCCTGGACAAGTCAGTCAAAGCACAGCAAACAAATGCATCAGCAATAAAATCTCTAAGCGTTGGACTCAATAACATAGCCAAGGGACAGAGCGCAGTAGTTTCAGCTATACGTAAATTAGAAACAAAAAACACATCTGCCAGGAACAGAGTTGCTGTTTCATCCGGCATGAGTCCTGCATCTATTTCCTTAGGAAATCGCACACTAACTCGTGCCATGGAGTCAGGTTTCAAGTCTTTATCACAGCAACAAGCACGTGCCAATGCACTGCTAAGTTCTATCAATCGTAACACTTCCAGCGGAATCAGAGGCAATGCCAGCACTGCATCGGCGTCACAAAACGCAAATCGCCGTGCCAGATACAACGCAAATCAAACCGAAGATCTAGAAAAAACGCTGGGCAGAGCAAGAAGATACAGCTTTGCTGACAGGGTAAGAGCCAACAAAAACGACGAAAAGCTAGATCCGGCAACCAGAAGAGCAAGCGAATCTATCAAAAGTGTAAGGGAAGATCTCCGCAAGCTCACGCCTGAACAACGCCAAGCCGCCGCAAAAATCATTGCACAGGACATACGAGCCACATTTGGTGCTGCCGCCAAAAAACCTTTGGAAGAATTCAGACAAGCAGTCAATGCAGCCGGAGACGATGCTGACAAGTTAAGCAAAGCATTCAAGGACCTAGACAAAGGTATCAAGTCAAAAGACACACAATATAGGCTGCGCCCGGGAGAAAAATACGAAGACATATATCGTAGAAATACCGGCGGCAAAAACCAAAGTGCCGAAAACATCAAACGCATAATAGGCGGAGATGTAAAAGGTGGTGTAATGGGCATGCTTGAAGGCATGTTTGCTGGTGTTGCTGGTAGACTGATGTCCATACTTGGGCCACTTGCACCGTTGGTAACTGCATTTTCAGCTTCGTTGGGATTGGCCGCGGCNGCGGCCGTAANGTTATATGAAGTATGGCAGCAAGGTGCACAGACAACAATCAAAGCATTTGGATCTGGTCTAGGTGGACTGGCCACAACAGCACTCAGCTTTGCTATTTCAGCAAAGACAGCTGGCCTGACACTGGAACAATTCAACAAAGCCGTTGCGGATGCTGGCAACATGGCTGGCATGCTTGATGAAAACATTAGAAATTCAGGACAACGATTTGCTGATGGTGCAAAACAATATTTAGACAGTGCTAAGAAAGCCAACTTTTACGGGCAGAACATTGAACAGCTAATGGCATCGTATAGCCGTTCTGTTATGATGGTAGGTCAAGCAGGATTAACAGGTGCTGAAGCGCAAAGAACTGCACAGCGCATGGCTGAAGATCAGGCAAGAGAGCTGTATAGATTAGCACAAACAACAGGCAAGTCTGTTGATGAACTAAACAGCGCATTTGATCAACTGTACCGCAACGATATGTTCCGAGCCGCACAACAGCGCATGTTGGCTGCAGGAGAACGAAAAGCGGCTCAAGAGCTTGAAACATTTGGAAAAACACTTGCGGCCATTGGCGGGCAGTTTGCAGGCCAGATAACAAATGAACTGGAATATGCCGCATTAGGTGGATTTGACCCCACTGTGATAGGTGGTGCCTTTGCAAAACTACAAACACTTTCTTCAGACCTTGGTAGGATCATGCAGTCTGAAGAATATCGTAACGAGACTGATCCTGCAAAACAGGCAGCAATGCTACAACCAGCTGCCGCCACAGCATTACAAAATCTTAAAGGATCTCCTCTTGCAGTCATGGCTGCCACAGGTGATGCTGATGCTAGAGGCCTTATTGATTTTATCAGAAGAGCCGCCGCCACACGCACTCCAGATCAAGTTGCACAACTGGGCAATGCGCCAACTGGCGCAGGCGCCGATGCCGCAGGCGCATACATTGAATCGCAGAGAAAACTACAACAAGTGCAAGGAGATCTATTGCGAGCAGTTGAGCCACTGATGCCAGCATTTACCAGCTTGCAAAATGCAATCAATGCCACAGTAGATAAATTCCTTGGATTATCAAACACTACAAAAAATCTAATCTATGGCATGGTTGCCGCATTAGCGTTGCTAGCGCCATTCCTGGCCTTGCGAGGCATAGGCGGAGCAATGCGCGGAGGCGCAGGAGGCGCAGGCGGCATATTTGGTGGTAGGGGTCCTGGACCTGGACCAACTGTTCCACCAACTGGACCAAACCCAACTCCTTCTCCAGGAGGAGCACCAGGAACTGCTGCCACTGGCGCGGCAGGCGCGGCCGCAAATAGACCAAGTACACCTCCAACAGGTACACCTCCAACAGGTACACCTCCAACAGGTACACCTCCAACAGGTACACCTGGAGCAACTAGACCTAGTACAATTTTAGGTCCAGATGGCAGACCATTACAAGTGCCAACATCTCCTGCACCAGCAACAGTGCCGGGCGCAGTAACACCCCCACCAGGAACACCTGCACCAGGTGCATCTCCTGCGCCTAATCCTGCGGCTGGTACTGCATCTAACATGTCTGGAGTTGCTAGTGCAGTCAAAGCCGGAGCAAGACAAGTCAGAGGTGGCGGCATTATTGGTTCTCTCTTTGGTGTAGTGCTAAACGAATTTACATCGGTTAGTGACCTGCAAAACATGCGCAGGCAGGTCATTGACAAATACACCAAAGGAGAACTATCAAGAGGAGATGCTGAGAAAGCACTTAGAGAACTTGATGACAAAATTGCTGAATCTAGGGGTGGATCTCTCACACGAGGTGCAGTTGCTGGCGCTGGCGGTGCAGTTGGCGGTCTTGCAGGAGGCATTGCTGGATTAGGTGTTGCATCAGCACCAGTTGGTATTGCTGGTGCCATTGGCGGTTCAATGATCGCTGATAAGTTCCTAGGCGGGGCTGCTGAATCTGCAGGCGGATGGATATCAAGACAATTTTTTGGTGCAAGCAACAGAGGCATCAACCGAGAGCTCAATGCGATACAGCCAACACCTGCACCCGGTGGAGCACAGCCTGGAACAATGACTGAACGAAGAAATGAATTAAGAGTCGCAGGTAAAGTAGTTGAAGAAGGCAAAGCGTTAACATCAGATCAAATGGCAGCATTAGATATGGCTTTGCAAATGGATCCTCGCAATGCAAGAAACTACCCTGCTTGGTTAATGGAGCAATATAATAGACAAAAATCTCAAGGTGCTGTAAGTTCAGTTACGCCTGGTGCTGTGGGTGCTGTTGCCGCTACAGGTGCATTGAATCGTCCTCCGGAAAATGCCGCTAGAAGCAGAAGTGCTGGTACAAGTACCAACACTGACAACGACATTACAGAAACCAGCACAGACGAAAGAGAAATTTACAATGCATTGATGTCCAGATCAAGTTTTCCAGACGATATTGGGGTACAAAATGAAGCACGTGAAGAAGCACGGATGCAAGCCGAAGCAAATCGTCGACGTGCTGGTTCCACTAGAGGAAACGTGCAAACACCGAATAGTTCCACTGGCATTGGGTCAGTGACTGCGGGTGCACTAGGCACTGTGGCCACGGCAAGCGATGGGTCACAGCAAAGTTCTGCCCAAACTGCACAAGCGACCAGAGCAGAACAAACACAATCGGATATCAGAACGCTGGCAGAACAGCAAGCTCAAACCAATCAGATACTAACAGCAATATTGGGTCGCCAGGATCAGGTGGCAGGAGATTCAAGACGCACTGTTGATGTGCTAGAAAACCTCAATAACAAGACCTAACTATACCAAGGTAAATAACTTCATGAGTTGGCGCAAACATTTCAAAATTTGGGATCCCACAGCATCTAACAACCAGATGATGTCGGTAAATCCCCAGGATCCAAGACAGCAAGGTCGTGGAGTACAATCCAGTAAATGGAATTCCTATCTTGCTGAAGTCTATACCGGGCAACCAAATAGAACAGATCGTTATTCACAATACGATCAAATGGATCAAGACAGTGAAATCAATGCTGCCTTGGATACTGTTGCAGAATTCTGTACGCAATTTGACACAAACAGCGGTGTTCCTTTTGAATTGTTCTACAAACAAGATCCAACTGAAGCCGAACAACAGGTACTAGAAAAAAGCCTGAATCAGTGGTGCAACATCAATGACTGGGACAAGCGCATTTGGCGTGTGGTCCGTAGCACATTGAAGTACGGCGATCAGTTCTTTGTTCGAGATCCTGAAACCTATGAGTTGCTGTGGATCAACCCAGCCGACATGGTCAAGATCATCATCAATGATTCCAAAGGTCGTGAAACAGAACAGTATGTGATGCGTAATCTTGCGCTGAACATGATTGACAAAACTGCAACCAATCCAGTAGAACATCAAACAGCATTTACTACCATGGTAGGCATGAGTAAGGCAGCGCCTGTGTTGCAGAACTTCCGTCAAGGTGCGCCCAACGGAACCAATATCAGCGATAAAGAATTTGCAGTAGACGCAAGCCATATCATGCAGTTGAGTCTAGGCGAAGGCATGGACGCCAACTGGCCATTTGGCACAAGCATACTAGAGCCAATCTTCAAGATCTACAAGCAGAAAGAATTGCTTGAAGATGCTATCATTATCTATCGTGTGCAACGTGCGCCTGAGCGCAGAGTGTTCTACATCGATGTAGGCAACATGCCCAGCCATATGGCCATGAGCTTTGTTGAACGTGTTAAAAATGAAATCCATCAGCGTCGTATTCCCACACGCACTGGCGGCGGAGCAACAGTAATGGATTCCAGCTATAATCCGTTGAGCATGCTTGAAGATTACTTTTTTGCTCAGACTTCGGAAGGCCGAGGCTCTAAGGTTGAAGTGCTGCCGGGTGGCGACAATCTAGGACAGATTGACGACCTAAAATTCTTCACAAACAAATTGATGCGAGCCCTTCGCATACCTTCAAGCTATTTGCCAACAGGTCCAGATGACGGTACTGCTGTGTACAACGATGGCAAAGTAGGCACAGCGTACATACAAGAATATCGATTCAACAAGTATTGTCAGCGTATACAAAACTTGCTGTGTACTACTCTAGATCACGAATTCAAAATGTTTTTGAAGTGGAAAGGTGTAGAGATTGATAGCGGCGTGTTTGATTTACGATTCATGGAGCCACAGAGTTTTAGTGAATACAGAGACATTGAACTCAACAGCAATCGTTTGCAGGCATTCTCACAAGTGGCTGAAACTTCATATCTATCTAGGCGTTTTGTGCTTGAGAAGTACTTGGGCTTGACCAAAGACGAAATNAAAGAAAATGAGCGGTTATGGAAGGAAGAAAATCCAGCCGGNGCCGCTGGNGCATCTCTCGATACTGATACTACCAATACAGATCTTGCTAGTGTT